CGGAGCCATGCTGCCATTGGATATATTTATAGCAAATAAACCATAAATACGGACAATCATCAGTTTCGGGTTATTTCCCTAGAATCGTCCTCAATTGTCTTCGAGTTGGACTGTAGCTTTGATTCACCCCTTTTTGTAACTACTTTTCAACATAAACGCAACAAGTATCAAACCAAACCATTTATGCGAGGGTTAATTTAGTATAAATTTTTTTAAAAACAAAATTATGATTATATTATGCCATGGCAAAAGCATTAAAACACCCAATTCAAGAAAATTCAAGAAAAGCATTAGATTTATTGCTTCAGGAGGCATCGGATTTTCCTTATGCTCTTAAAAAAAGAGGGGTAAGTGAATTTGGAGAAAGGGAGAAAGCAATTCTTGATAGCCTTATACTTGAAGCTTTTGATGTTTATGGTGAACCTTATATTAAATTACATCCAAAAGGAACTGAAGGCTTTAGAGGCAATGTAGATAGGGCATATTACGGGTCTTATCCAGAAGCAAAATCAGATACTATTGGAGTTTTTGATGACAAGATATATTATGGAATAATAGAAGAACTTATTGGACATGGGCCTCAATACAAGCCTCCTGGCGTATATGGAGATAATTTGGTTGCCTTAAAAGATAGCCTTGTTAGCGCAAGGAAGCAGCAAGAAAAAGATTTTGGAGATTATTATGGCTATAAAGATGGAACTCTTGGAATGTATGGATATGAAGAGATGCGGGAATTTGGCGATACTCCTGACGAAGGAGTAAGTATGGGAAGGACATTCACATATCCAGTAAAAGATGGGAAAAATATACATGAACATTATCATCCTGGCCCCGAATCTTATCTCGGAGAGCACAAAGACGAACCCCCATTGCCAATGGAATCTCAAGCTCATGGAGTGTATACGCCAGAATGGTGGGATTATGCTGCAAATATAATGCTTCAAGATAAAAATAGGGATACTGGGTATTTTGACCCAGAGCAAAAAATGCTATCTATCAAAGGAGCGGGACTTAAACCAGATTGGTATCATAGAGATATGTATAAAAAAAGAATGATAGATGCATTAGTTCCTGAAGCTATTAAAAATCTTATAAAATAACATGGATTTTAAGAAAGTCAAAGGAGTTAACCACTATTTATACGATTCAATTAAAGAATTTAGGGTTCATCACCCAAATACACCATTAAACGAAAACTGGCGCAAGGCAAAAGAAGGCGAATGGGTCGTAACAGACGACCAAAACGTGTGCCAAATACTCAAATGTTACAATTTAAAGATAAATATGTCCAAAAAAGTTACAAAATGCGTAAGAACCGTCCTTGGAACCTTTAGAATAGACAATATGAATGCCAAATTGCTTGGTGAAGACGGAATTGCAGAGAATATATATACATTTTCAAGGACATATAAGGCATTTAAGGAATATAAGAAGTCGGGCTTAAAGCCAAAAGAGTTCATATTTGCAAGATATGTGGCTGAGGGTATGGAAATTACACAGGCATACAAAAAAGTATTCAAGAAATCAAAGAGCAGTGAATATATTGCCAGCTCAGCCAAACAATTAATGAAAAAAGAAGAGGTTCAAACCATGGTTAAAGAAGAAATTAAGAAAGTATTGCAGGAAGAAGGCATTACGCCTGATTGGATACTTTCAAAATATAAGGATATCGCTGAAGTTGCGGATAAAGATTCAGATAAATTACGCTCATTGGAGTCATTATCTAAGATTTCAGGCTTATTTGATACTGAAACAAAGCAAGAACAGCTTACAGTATGGTCAGGTTTTACAGATGAACAAATGGAGGCCCTTAAGGATGGTAACAAAACAGAGCTCATTGCACACAAAGAAAAAGAAGCCTAAAGACTTATGTCCAATATGCGATAAAAACCTTTATTTAAATTCTGATTTCACTAGAAGAATCGGCTTAATTGATAAAGATAGAGAGGTTACAGGGTGGATTTGTCCTGAGTGTTCAAGTGAATTTGATTTAAATGATAATATTGTGTATATTTACGGGGAGAATTCTATACAAGGAAAAGCATAATGCCACACAGACCAGGACATTTTAAACCATTCACAGACTTTTTAAACCAAGGTATGCAAAATACCAATCAAAATATTTATGATATGAGTATGCCTTCTTATGGTTATAGTCAATTCAATAATCCTTATGGACAAAATCAGCCAGGCTTCATGACACAAGGGTTCAATAGTCCTTATCAGCAAATTGGCATTGGTGGAGACGATAGTGTTATGGGAGATAGTGCTGCAGAGTTCGAGCTTGAGCCAGGAGGGCAAGGGCTTGGTCCCGATTTTAATCCAGGAGGCCCATTTGGAGACCCTGACTGGGAGGCCCCTACCCCCCCATTGGGATTTGATTCTTGGGATGAATGGTTTGCCCATCAAGAATGGCTAGAAACATCTGAAGGACAGTATCAAACAGCTTTAGATGAGCTTATAGCATCAGGATTTTATCCTGACCCAGGAGTGGGCGACCCGATGGGTGAAATAGATTATTCCCCAAGCGGAGATAGTTTTACTGGGCAGTTTGATTTTGGCGGGGTAGGTATTGGTGATGATTTTGACTCTGGATGGCTTGACATGTTTTGGGGTGATGATATTCCAACTGATTATTGGGAAGGCTTTGGCAGCTCTGATGTTGAGCAGTTTGACACTAGCATCTTTGACCCTCCTGACCTTCCTGACGATTATGCGGATGCTTACCAAAATTACCTAAATACGCTAGCGCAGCAAGAATATGACGAAGCCACTCAAGATTACTTAGCAGAGCAAGAAGCAGCGCAAGAAGCAGAGCAAGAAATACTTGAAGGTTCTGATTTATATGACTTTGATTTTGGTGGGGCAGAGCAATTTGGTGATTTTGATATTGAAAGCGATGAAGGCATTGATTGGAGTGCTTGGGAAGACGCGGTTTTCGGAGAGGAACATAGTGGTCAAGGTGAGGACGAGGGCGATACTCATCTATACCCATGGGGCCCTGAAGGAGAGGAGACTATTTATCCAAACCCTCCAGATTTTATGGGGGAACAAAATTATTTAGATATTCTTGCTATGATGCAAGACTTCGACCCTTCATTGTGGACTCCTGGTGAGAGCGAAACAACAGAAGATTGGGGCTCTTTCATGAATACGCCTGAAGCACAGGAATTATGGGAAGCTGCAACTCAAGCAGGAACATCTGAAGAGATGCTTAGTGGGTTTAATGAACTTATGTCGTATTTAGAGCAACAGGGGCCGCAACATCAATATGGCTTACTTGAACATGCTGGTGGAGGCGGAACTGGCGGAGGATTAGCTAAAAAATTATTTTATCCGACACAGGAAACAGGAATGGCAGCAGTTGGTTCAGGCCTTCAGGGAGGAGATATGGACCTAGAAGCTTTATTAAAATCACTTCAAGGAGGTTAATATGCCAAGATTTGGAAATAGGTCAAAACAACGATTAGCAACATGTCATGAAGATTTGCAGGAAATATTTAATGAAGTAATCAAATACTTCGATTGTTCAGTATTATGTGGTCATCGTGGCGAAGAAGACCAAAATAAAGCAGTTGAATCAGGGCATTCAAAAGTTGCATGGCCAAATGGTCGTCACAACAAAAAACCATCAATTGCTGTTGATGTTGCCCCATATCCCATCAATTGGGAAGATAGAGAGCGAATGACTTATTTTGCTGGAATGGTAATGGGAATTGCCAAAGCAAAAGGCATTGGCCTTAGATGGGGTGGAGATTGGAATCAAAACACAGACTTGGAAGATAATGGTTTTGATGACTTGCCTCATTTTGAATTAACTAATATATAATGGCAAATTTAAATCTTAACGGAAATGTCTCAAAGAATGAGGAGACGCTACAGCTTGCACACTCAAACTTAATTACATTTGGAAAACTATTTTCACCACAAGACTTTTTAGCAAGCGCAACCCCAGATTTTCATATTGATGTAGGAAAGATGCTGATTGATAAGTCAAAACAGCAATTAGCGCTTGTGTTGCCTCGTGACCATGCAAAATCTACTTTAGCAGCTACAGCTGTATTGTACAGGTTTTTATTTGCAACCAAAGAAAGGCCTGAATTTATTGCATGGATAGGTGAGGCGCAAGACCAAGCACGAGATAACTTGAATTGGATTGCTAATCACATATACTCTAATCCTGCTATTCATTATTACTTTGGTGACCTTCAAGGAGATAAATGGACCAAAGATGAATTTACGCTTAGCAACGGTTGCAGAATGATTGGAAAAGGAACATCTCAAAGGCTTCGTGGTAAAAAACAATTATCTACTCGTTATACAGGAATCATCCTTGATGACTTTGAATCAGAACTAAATACTAAAACTCCTGACTCTAGAAGACAAATTAAAGAATGGGTTACTGCAGCAGTATATCCAGCAATTGATTTTGATAAAGATGGCTTTTTATGGTGTAATGGTACAATTGTCCATTATGATAGTTTTCTTAATGGATTAGTAAAAGGAAGTCAGGAAGCTGAAAAGACTGGAGAAGAATACGCTTGGGACGTATATACACGAAAAGCTCTTGAGGATGGAACCCCCATATGGCCTTCAAGGTGGCCAATTAAAAAATTAGAGGAACGTAAGCAATTTTATATTGATTCAGGAACTCCAGCAAAATTCTATCAAGAATATATGAATCAAGCTAAGTCTCCTGAAGACCAAATATTTAGTGAGGAGGATATAAACGATGGGATTTATCAGGGTAATGCAAGGTTTGATGAAGCGGCTGACTCGTGGTACATACAATTTGCTAATGGGGATAAAGAATACATTAATATATATATTGGTGTTGACCCCGCTTCCACAATTAGCGCTAGGAGTGATTATTCTGTTATTATGGTTCTTGGCGTTACTGCCGAATTTGATTATTATGTTATTGACTACTGGCGTAAAAGAGTCTTACCAATGGAATGTGCCGATGAGATATTTAAAATCGCTAAACAATACTCGCCAATCAGACGAATAAATATTGAAACAATTGCATATCAAGAAATGCTAAGAGACTATATAATGAAAAGAAGCAAGAAGGAAGGTTTGTTTTTACCTGGAATTGAAAAAGGAATTAAGAATTATAACTCTAAAAAGAAGGATAGATTATTTGAAGGCTTGCAGCCAATGTTCAAAGCAGGGGCAGTCCATCTTAAAAAACAACACCATGAATTTATTGATGAATTAATTGATTTTCCTAAAGGCTCTCATGATGATGTTATTGATGCTTTCTATCTTGCAACCCAATGGGCAAAAGGAAATGCAAAGGCAGGAGCAACTAAAAAAGAAAAAAATAAAGAAGGTCATTGGTATAAGCCTAGAAAAATGTATGATTGGATGACAGGAAGAAGGATATGAGTCGATTTGTTAATTATAACCATTTATTAGTATATTATCTACTGTGATTAAAGAAGATTTTAGAGCAAAAGAAATAAGAGGGACTTTTGACCGTTGGCATAATGCTCGTGAAGACTGGGATGTTGCTGCTAGAGAAGATATTGACTTTTATTTAGGCAATCATTTTAGTGCAGAAGAAGCAGATGAATTAGCATCACGAAACCAGTCAGCTGTTCCAATGGATAGACTTTATTCTGCCATTGAGCAATTCAAAGCAATTATAACATCCAAACCTCCAAAGTTTTCAGCTGTTGCACGAGAAGACTCTGACAATAAGCTTGCAAATGTTTGGAAAGTAATACTTGAATATATTTGGGATATATCTGATGGAGATGAGCAGTTTAAGCAAGCAGTCCATGATTATACGGTTACAGGTCTTGGGTATTTTTATGCCTATATAGACAAAGAGGCCGATTATGGAAGAGGTGAAATTAAATTTAAGCATCTTAATCCATTTAAAGTATATGTAGACCCAAATTCAAGAGAAAGATATTTTGGAGATGCTTCAGGAATAATGGTTTCAAATATAATGAGCAAGATGCAAGTTCTTGATGCATACCCTCAGCTTGGA